AAACTAAAATCAATTTGGCAACATGGTTTCATAAGCATAGGCAATGTAACCATCGAACGTGCGCAGTACGTAGCCAAATACATAATCAAAAAAATTACAGGGAAACATGCCCAAGAACATTACAATCATATTACTCGCTATGGCGAGGAGGTATCACTTACTCCGGAGTATATAACAATGTCAAGAAGACCTGGCATCGGCTCAACCTGGTACGATAAATTCCAGTCAGACATATTCCCTTCTAACTTCATTACCTTTAAAGGTATAAAAATGTCAGCCCCAAAATACTATGCAAATAAACTCAAAGAGGACAATCCCCACGAATACGAAAAACTAATAAGAAGAAAAAAAATAGAATTCAAAAAAAGAATCAAAGACAACACCCCGGCTAGATTACTAGTCCGGGAACAATGCGCGAAAGCGCGAATAACAAAGAGAGAGCTATAAAATGCAATCATACATATACGCAATACACGACTCAAAAGCAGGCGCATACCTGCAACCCTTCTTCATGCCAAACCACCACATGGCTATGAGAACATTCCAAGACTGTGTAAACGATCCAAAACATAACTTCGGCATGCACCCCGAAGACTATAACCTCTTTGAAATCGGAGAGTTCAACGACTTAACCTCCGAACTAATATATAACACACCAATAAAATCACTAGGCAACGGACTCGACCATCAAACAATCGTGTCCGATCAACCAACTCACGAGGACTATGACAGAGTCATAACAGACCTCGAAAAAACACAAAACAATGTAACACCAATTAAACCTAACGGAGATGACCAACCATGAAGCATAAATCACCTAAAAGACCATCAACAACGAGAGCAGGTCATCGCTTTTCGGAAGTTCCGAAAGCAGATATACCACGTTCATCATTCGACCGCTCTCATGGATATAAAACAACATTCGACGCGGGATTTCTAATCCCAATACTCGTCGATGAAGCACTACCGGGAGATACATTCAACTGTCAACTAACAGCACTAGCAAGACTAGCAACCCCAATATTCCCTATCATGGACAACATGTTCATGGATACATTCTACTTCGCGGTTCCTTACCGCTTAATATGGGATAATTGGGAACGCTTCAACGGCGCACAAGACAATCCCGGAGATTCAATAGACTTCACAATACCAACAATGCAAGCACCAGCTGCCGGATATGAAACAGAAACATTATCCGACTACATGGGAATACCAACAGGTATAAATGACCTTCGTCATAATTCCCTACATCACCGCGCATATAATCTAATCTGGAACGAATGGTTCCGAGATCAAAACCTACAAGATTCAATCAGCGTGCCCATGGGAGATGGGCCAGACGCTGAAACAGACTTCATACTCAAAAGGCGCGGAAAAAGGCACGATTATTTTACATCGAGCCTCCCATTCCCTCAAAAAGGGGAATCAATAAATCTACCACTGGGCGAATCCGCACCAGTAACCGGACTAGGTATGTCCGGACAAACGTATGCCGGTTCCGGCAACGTCAACGAGTCAACAGGTGAAAACGTACTATACGTTTCATCACATAACGTAGAACTCGATAATCAATTCAGGGTCGAAGAAGACCCGCTAAATGCCGGCTTTCCAAATATCCGAGCTGACTTAAGCGAGGCAACAGCCGCGACAATCAATCAACTCCGCCAAGCATTTCAAATACAAAAAATGCTAGAACGAGACGCTCGTGGCGGAACACGCTATACAGAAATTGTAAAAGCACATTTCGGCGTAACCTCACCAGACTCACGCTTGCAGAGACCCGAATATCTCGGAGGCGGTAGCACTCCAATAATAATTCAACCAGTCGCACAAACATCAGAAACCGACCCATCGGGTCCAGATGCAAGCCCTCAGGCAAACCTAGCAGCAATCGGCACCGCGCAAGTGCGCGGTCATTCATTCACAAAATCATTCACCGAACACTGCATAATAATAGGTCTGATCTCCGTCCGCGCAGACCTGACCTATCAACAAGGACTAAATAGAATGTGGTCGAGACAAACAAGATTCGACTACTATTTTCCTGCCCTTTCACACATCGGCGAACAAGCCGTATTAAATAAAGAAATCTTCGCCCAAGACGAAGGAACACCCGAAAACGACTTAGTATTCGGATATCAAGAGCGGTTCGCAGAATACCGCTATTACCCATCACAAATAACTGGAAAAATGCGATCACAAGACCCACAAAGCCTAGATGCATGGCATCTTGCTCAGGATTTCGCTACACTCCCTGTACTGGGAGAAACATTCATTGAAGAAAATCCGCCACTTGACCGCATTATCGCTGTTACTGATGAACCTCACTTCCTGTTCGATTCATACTTCAAAATGCGAACAGCACGACCTATGCCTCTTTACGGAGTGCCCGGACTCATCGATCATTTCTAATGAAACAGCTAAAGCCATTAAATAAACAAAAAGGATTCCTAGAATTCCTATCCGCAGTAGCACCTATAATTGGTGCAGGGATAGGATTCTTAGGACAATCAGGCGCAACAGCAGAAACAGCCGCATCAACTGCCGCACAAATGGAATTCTAAGAAAGAATGTCCAATACGGCACACCAACGCGAAGTAAAAGACCTTCGCAAAGCAGGACTAAACCCAATCCTCTCGACGCGACTTGGAGGCGCGTCCACTCCAATGGGTGCCTCGTACGAGGCACCCAATCCTGCACAAGCGTTCCCTCAAGCACTAACACAATCAGCACAAAATTACTGGAACGCAAAATCAACACAAGCAACAACTGCTCTGCAAATAGAGCAGGCAATAACCGAGGAAACAAAACAACAAGACCTGTCTGCATCAGCAGCAGAACATCAAGCAAGAGCCGACTCCGAACGCGGAGTAGAAGGCACGCGCGGCGAGTCAGACATCGTCAAAACAAAACAAATGACTCGCAATCTACAAAAACAAATACTAGAAATAGATGCTCGCATAACAAATATAAAGCAACGAGATAAGCTAATAAAACAAGAAGTACTAAAGCACGTCCAAGAAATAAAAAAACTAAAAGTGCAATTACCACGACTAGAATATGACGCACTACTCGACGCCAATCCAATAATAAAAGCGATCATCGCAGTCGATAGGGGACTCCCTATCGCACAAACAATCCTAGGCGCAGGCGCACTAGGAAAACTAGGCAAAGTCCTAGGCGGAAAAAAGGGTAAACCCGATCTCCGCAACTTCAATCAAAAATATCCACGTAAACAATTCAAACCGAGGTATTAAAATATGAAAAATAAAACACTATCATCAAGAAATCATAATCGGAGAACACAAATAAAGTTCCCGAAAACAGGCATGACAAAACAGATGCACAAACAAGAATGTGACATCAATTTCATCATGCAAAAATTCCAAAAAACAGGTGTCTTAGATCACCTGAACAAATACAAATCAACATACGGATTCTGCACTTCAACAGACCTGCATGAATCCCTAAATATCATCAATACAGCACAAGAAATGTTTGATGATCTACCCTCAAAAGCTCGAAATAAATTCGAGAACGATCCGGGTCAATTCTTGGACTTTGTCCAAGACCCGGAAAACAAAGAAAAACTGTTCGACCTAGGTCTAACAGACTACTGTATCAGCCCCATAATCGAGGCTGAGACCCCAAAACCGGCAGAATCTACACCAACACCAGCCGAATAATTACATATCCCTACTTGATACTATATGTAACCACTGACCGCAACATCGGTCAAAAACCAAAAATAGGAGAATAAATCATGCCTCGAAGACGCAAAATGAATAAAAGAAAATCTAAACGACTATTTACAAGAACCGCTCGCGGTTCCCATCGGAAAAACACCCGATCTAACCCAATGAGGGGAGGAATAAGACTCTAAAATGTACCCAATATTCACCCTCCTATTCATTGCAATAATTACATGGCTAGTATTCAAATAAAACATGCCATGTTATCACCCTCAAAATGCCTACAAGGCTATAGATGGCAGAGTCACATTCGTAAGAAAAGACGCCATCTCAAACTTACAACTCCCCTGCCAATCTTGTATTGGCTGTCGCATCGAAAGAGCAAGACAATGGGGAGTCAGAATCATGAATGAAGCACAACTAAACGAAAATAATATGTTCATCACGTTAACATACGACGATGAACACCTACCTACTGACGAATCTATAAACGTCAAACACTTCCAAACATTCATGAAAGACTACAGACACACACTCGAATCAAAAATATACAATCTGCATACAGGAAAAAATAACAGATACACATTACTACAAGACAGAATACGATTCTTCCACTGTGGAGAATACGGCGAAGACGATAGAAGACCTCATTACCACGCTATAATATTCAATCATCAATTCGAGGACTTAACAAAATGGAAAGAAAATCTATTCCTATCAGAAAAACTAAAATCAATTTGGCAACATGGTTTCATAAGCATAGGCAATGTAACCATCGAACGTGCGCAGTACGTAGCCAAATACATAATCAAAAAAATTACAGGGAAACATGCCCAAGAACATTACAATCATATTACTCGCTATGGC